AGACAAGCCCACCACCGGCTTGAGAAACCCATGTTGGGGTTGCTGACAAAACAGTGAACACGCTCGTGGATGCACGCATGAAGTATGTATGAGATCCACCATTATTCTGGACGTTTGCACCAAACGTACTCCATTGGGCTAAATTAGGAGCGTTTCTTACTGCTGAATAAAATGTTCCAGAGGATGAGGCAATCAGAGTTACATCATTAAGCGTTGTAAGAGGAAGTTCATTCCCAGAAACAGTGAAACTTGCCACGTACCGAGCATACCGGTTCGACTGCGTATTCGTCCCTGAACTTAAAGAGAGTGTTGTCCACGCACCTAAGGTAGATGTCGCATGTTGAATAATGAAAATAGGCGTTGAACTGTTGAGTGTCCACGATGCTTGTCCTTGGACAAGGGCTGTGTTGAATCCAGTATCGTAAACCTTTGAAGTATAGCTCCCTGCCGTGATTGTGCTTGACCCTCCGCTTACATTGTCAAAACTGCATGACTTCTGTGTCCCAAGAGTCCCGTTATTGCAGGAATAATAGTAGGAAACTGTTCCACTAAACATATAACTAGCCTTCGTTGTTGCCGTTGACATATATGTGCCAAAAAGCCCACCAGATAAACAATTATCTGAATATTGAAAGAAAACAAATTTTACGCGTTTGCCAGTATTTGCTTCCGACGTAAATGTTTGTTCAGTCCAACCGCATGAATTATTTGTCGCTGTTGTTTGTTTTGTGTCTAAAATATTCCCATTAAAATCGACAATTTTTACACCATAAGCTGTATTGCACTCATTAAGGGCTGAATTACCTGCTCTTCCGGCACGTAAAAATTGGGAACCAGATTGCGGAGATAATGTGCAACCAGAATACGCTTCCGAAGTATCAAAAAAAGGCTGTGGGGATACACTTACATCAAAATTAGTCCCAATGGTACCCTCAAAACTTTGGTCTGTAATGGTCCCAGAGTTGTTTGTAGAAATCTGGATTGAAGATGAATTTATTGTGAGATTCACAATGGTTCCTGAGTTAAAAGAAGAAGAGTCTGTCTCAGTAACAGAGAAGCTAGACGGAACAATAGACCCAGAAAGAATTGCTGTACTTAATGAAACAGAGGGAGGGTTTGACGAAACTGCCCCTGCTGCGAAATCGCTCTGACTCGTCTGTGTCCAGAGATTAGATACACGCTTTGTCGATGCCTGTGTCAGCGGGGTAATTTCGATAGATTCCTTCGTCAAAGCCGAACAGTCATACTTCCAGATATTCCCATCCTGCCCACGAAACCAGACAGACCCACCAGGATCTAATGCGGATGTATTATCAAAAGTGCCTACGTTGTCCGAAACGATGTTGTTCTCAATGTTGAACTGGTCAGATCCATTGAGATAACCAAAAGATTGATCTTTCCACCAGAGAAGCTTTCCACAGCCCCATCGGATATGGGTGATCTTAGACCCCTGAGAAGCAATGACTTCGGAGAAAGGGCTCGTAACCTGAATACCATTAACGAAGTTTGTGAAGACTCCGGACTCTGAGAAATGAATCGTGTTTGGTGTTCCCGATACGCCAGCAACTACTATTCGCTCCGGCGTTGCCTCTACCATGGTCCCGAGCGGCGTGGAATACCACGTTTTTGTAGCCCCATCTGTTCTGAGATACATGTTTCGGCTGGATGTGACACAGTAGGCGTTGCCCTGCGTATCCGCACAGTCCCATGTCGTATTCAGCGTTGCGGATGAAACGAGCTGAACCGGCGTCGCATCAGCAATAATGCCATAAAGAGAAGTGCTGGAACCCCAGACTTGAACGTCATTGCCGGAAGAGTCGAAAAAGTGCGCTCCCCCGCGTATACCCTGGCCTGTTGCCAAAGCCTTGTAGAGCCCGTATCCAGCCCGTTTTTTGACTGACTTGCCACCCGGTGTTACGTCAACGTTAAGAAGATCCTGCGCCTGATTCGGATCAATAACCAAACTGGATTCATTATTATTGATGAGTTTAAACGATTGAACCTGTACGTTCTCTGAAAAGCAGAACGTGGATAACAGGACCATCAGTAGTGAGAGTTTATTTCGCAACATGGATATACCCACTGTTCCAATACCGCCCACCTGATAAACGTTTTGGTTCTTCTGCCTCTAGTGCCTTAAAGGTTTGGATAACCTGGTCCAGAACCCCGTTGGCAATGTTTTTGTAATCTTCCGACTTCTTCGCATTGGCTGTGCTTGGATCTCGGAGCAAAAGTCGCGCCGCAGCGTCATAAGCCAATCCATAGTCATACGGCGTTGTTAGGAAACTGGAAGATCCCGCATACCACTGAAAAGGCCTGTCAGTCGAGGAGGACATGGGGATATGGGATGTAATTGTTTCGTAAACGAGAGACTTCCCTGCGTCGGCAGAAGTGGGCGTGGGGTACAAATAGATGCGTTCCACGCCATAGGAAACGTCGATATAGTAGATAGTCGGCGTCCCTGTATGTGCCGACCAGTTAGTTCCTGTGTAGAGATCCATCCAGGCTTTGCTTCTTTTTTTTAATGGTAGGGAATCCAGCGTAACCCGATCATACGCCAGCACAATATTGGTCGGAGTACCAAACGGAGTCAGACCAAAATAATTACTTCCTGCGATAATTACCGAACTAGTTGTTAATTTAAGAATCTTTGCTGAAAGATTCCATTTGGTCTGGCTATTCCCAAGTTCTGCGTTAATGTCAGACAAAGAGTACCTGTCATAATTAGGATCATTGGTTAACGCGCCAACCTGGGCTTGAAGTTCTGATAAAGTCATATAAGCACCACCTCTTCATCCAGCGCATCTTGGGGAACCGACACATTCGCCAGTTTCTTTAAGAGCCGGAGATATTTTGGAGCGTTCTTCTGAACGTTAAAATCTTTCTTAACGCGCTTGTAGGCGTTATTCCCGATTGTTTCGCGTCGGGCTTGATCTTTAATAAGGCCAACCAAAGAGGCGTACCACTCACCCAAGTTTTCTGCCTGAACGAGACAACCGTCGTTCCCATTCCTGATGGTGTGCGTGTAATGCCCCACATCCGAGGCAACAGTCGGGATCTTTAAGGCTGAGTATTCGAGCCATCGGAGGTTTGACTTTGAACGGTTGAAATTACAGTCGACGAGTGGCGCGATTCCAATATCGAAACCAAAAGAAGCTGCAAACTTGGCGTAACGGTTAATAGATACGGAATTGTCCGAATAATGCACATTCTTAAGTCCTTCAAATGGGTAGTCCCGCTTCAATGCTTCACAAGAGGATTTAAGAGCAGAATTGACGAGGCAAAGCGTCACGCTTGGATACTGGAATAAGATCTCGCGCAATGCGGGAGCGACCATCATCAAATCGTTAAAGTGAGATCTCCCGCCAATCCAGCCAATCCGAGTTCCCCGGTGCTTTCGTACTGCAACAGTATCCCAACCAACAAACTTGCGATCCCCTTTAAAGTCTATGGAGTTTTCAATCAGGTAAATGTTGTCATTCATCTCTGCGTAGGTTTGCGCTAGATGAGGGGTTGTCACCATGACTGCATCGGCGTTTCGCAATGAGTCCATCCCCATGCGCCGATAAGGGCTACCGTTACGGAACGAGTGATAGGCTTCGTTCCAAGGTGGAACGTCTACGTAGTTGTCGTCCATTTCGATGATGAATGGCTTCTGATGTTTGTGCTGCATCTCTAAAAAGAATTCAAAGGACCAGTCATAGCTCATGGGATGCCAGATGACGATATCTGCCCACTCACAAGCCTGGTCGATCCTAAATCGGATGTACTGCCCTTCGGTCAAGCCTTCCGCCCTTGACGACGGATGCACGGACTTGAAATCTTCCTGCCAAGTCTGAAGTGTGGAGGGGTCGCTGTCATAGCGAAACCACATAAGGGCGACTTCTATTCCTTTGTATTTCCGCATCTCAAATGCCCATGCGGCCATGCGGTAATAATTAACCCCGTCCATTAGTGACGGGATCATGGCAACCTTAAGCTTAGGCTTCGACAAGGTAAGTTTCCTTCATCTTATTCACTTCATTCTGATCCCTTGTTGCCATCGTGTTATCGTCTGTTAAACGGTAATAGCTCAAAGCATTCCGCACGTTCTTAATTTTGTAGCCAGCGCGGTACGCATCCCACTGGAATTTCCAGTCATCCAAACCAAGACGGCTCCACTCGCCTTCGCTGTATTTGATCTCGTTCGCCAGCTTCTTTGTGTAGGCCATGGTTGAGTGACAAATAAAGTTCAATTTCTTTTCTTTGGAAACCTCAGGATCAAACGGGCTTGAAACAATCTTCTGGATTGTGTTGCCCATCGAGTCCACAGTAAAGAACGAGCCATACATAAGATCCGGTTTCTTTAGTTGGAAGGTCGCGATCGTATCGTTCACGCGGGTGCGAGCAGCCATGTCATCCGCATCGAGGACCAGAATCAGGTCAGACTGTGCAGCTTCATTGCCAAAATTACGAGCCGCAGAGCGTCCACGGTTTTCTGTGTGGTAAACACGGATTCGTTTGTCTTCCTTTTCATGGAAATCCAGGATGTCTTTGGTCGAATCCGTAGAGCCATCATTGACCACGATAATCTCAATTGTCTTAACCGTCTGATTCCGGCAGGAATAGAGAGCTTTGGAAATCCATCGGTCGGCGTTATATGCGGGAATTACAAAAGAGGCACGAGGCGTCATTGGACCACCTCTAGGACGGGTTTCATGTACGCCAATAACCCATTCTTAAACTGATCGGGATCGGCCAGTGCCGTGTAATAAGCCTGCGCCTCCATGTTGAAAGGCTTGTCTTTGATCTCTCTGATTTTATCGTAAAGAGCCCTCTTAAACTTCTCCCACGTTTCCTCAGGATCAATGAACCCGCAGTAAGGAGCCTGAATATTAGAGATCACGTTACGCCCGTTAACCAGGGCTACGAGCATGGCGTTATCTACCGTCGCAAACTGGTAGAAGGACATAAAGCATGAGAAGTCTGAGACCTTGGATGAGTTAAACAAGAATTTGATGTGGGGAAGGTCAATCGTTAACTCTTTCAAGAGCTTCGCGTAGGCTTCGTCAGTGGCAACGAGGACCGTGAATTCCTTCGGTAGCTTTGTGCTGACCTTGGTTAGATCGGCTTTGGATAGTGGCAGCGGCATGACCAGTGCAGTAATCCCCAACTCTTCCAGCTTCTTCTTCTCGTAATCCGTGTTGCAGATATTGATGACGCCTTTGGCTATCCGAATCGTCTCCATGACCACGTTGTATTTGGCTTCTGCAAGTCCAGCGATTTCACCCGGCAACCAGTACTGAATCTTGACCGTCTCCTCTGAGATACCGTCAAACCGGCTCATAAACCCGTAGCCCAGGTTTACGATCATCTTGTAAACGGTCGGAGTGTGGCCGGTTGACTTAATGACATCGGCATCAAGGATTTGGGCTAAGTGGACCGCCCGTTGTCGGTAGCTCTGGGAGAAAACCCCAATATGGCGGTCGTCGATCCCATGCTTCTTGCGAATAGTAGAAATCGTATTATCGCGGTTCTCGTTGCTCCATTTGTCCCCAGAGATACCGGAACGGGGTGTGTCAGTAACGAAACCAGGCCCTTCAATCCACGCCCCTTTGCATCCCTGTTCTACGGCAGTCAGCCAGTAATCCCAATCCTGTCCAGCTTCCAGCGATTCATCCCATTTAGGAGCTTTCTCCCGCTTGATGGGCGACATGGACGAAATGTAGTTTCCGCATTGGAGGCTGTAGGCATCAAAGGATTCAGCATCAAAAGTGCCCAATCCTTCTCCCATTTCGTAGCCGGTATAGACAAAATCGACATCCGGAAGAGCTTCAAATTCTTGGAGCCAGCGTTTCGCCATCTCGGGCTTGGCGTAACAATCAGCGTCCCAGCAGGCAACATACTTGCCAATGGCCAAAGAGATCCCGTAATTCCGCGCTTTCGGAGCCCCACCATGTTCGATTACATAGCACTGGACTTTCGGAAAACGACTGGCAATTTTTTCCAGGTCAATATCAGGTCCATCAAATACGGCGATCACTTCAATATCCTTAAAAGACATATCGAAGAGACTTTTCAAACACCGCCCAAAGACTTCTGGAGGTTTTTTATAGACCGGAATAACGAAGGAAAATACGGGTTCTTTAGGCATGCTGTTCTCCGTTACTTTTTATACGTATCGTGATGCGCCGATTTATGAGCATCTTTTGCAGACTGAGCATCTTTCTTCTGATTGGCTTTTTCATACTTTTCAGCTCGGTGATCCTGGCTGACTAAGCGAACAGGCTTTTCACCATCTGCCTTCGAATACCAACCCTTTTCGGTTTCATCCCAAAAGATTCTCTTCTGAATCATGTTGATAATCTCGGGGGGAAGCTTCGGATTATCTTCAATGATTTCAATCATGTAGTCGGCCACCTTTTCAGAAGTCGTTCCGACAGGGAATTCGACCTCGAAACGATTTGTGTGTTCACCGTCAAACACTTCAATTGCTAAGAACAACTGCTTCCCGTCGCTGTTTCCGCCAACCAATCCAACACTCATCGCCTTCAGTTTGTCGTACTCCTTGTTTCCTGTGATGTGTTCAACCATTTACAGCCTCCTTAACTTTACTGAACGACTCAAATTCATCTCGGTACTTTTCAAAGACAGCGGGGATTGGTTCTTGGGACTCTTCAAATTTGAATACGCCAAAACGTGTACTAGAGGATTCCAGGGTGACACGTGGGTGCTGGAAAGCTGCCTCTTCAATGGCGTCTGCGGATTCGTAAGGGTCCAAAGTTTTAAGGCAATGCTTCATCTTTTCCAGCCGCCGCTTGTATGGTTTGTTCTCGCAATAGTGGTTAACGGTCAGCCCCGAATCCGAAACAACAAATGGATATTTAGAAAACTCCGTACCGTAGTGCTTGTAGCTCTTGCCGGTAATGTCGGAGTGGTAAAAGTCCTCATTCTGTGAACCGTATGCGCCGTAATAGTGGACTCCAAACGCCCGAGCGCTGATGTTCTTCCACCGATTAGCCCGACCCTTTGTAATCACGGTCTGCATGTCACCAGAGAAACTTTTCATCCCAACTGTCCAGGCCATAGGGCCTGGCTTAATCTCAGAGATCAATTCAGGGTTCGTGATAATCATGTCCGGGTGGAGAAACATGACCGCATCCCCATCAGCCTTCGCAATACAGTCATCAAAAGACTGGTTGTATGGCTTCATGTCCAGCGGGTGAAAGTTTGGCGTTTCCAAAATGATGAGCTTTTCATGTGCGTAATTTTGTTTCACGTGGATCAATAATTCCCGCGTTCCATCGTCAGACTTTTCGTCCAGCGCATAGATGAACTGGTGCATATGTTCAAGGCTTGCCATGATCGAATAACCGATCCACTCGACCTCGTTTAAAACTGGCGTAACCGCGCTAATTCTCAATTGGTAGCCTCAACATGGACAGAAATTAAAGAACCCGTTACCGTATCAACCAATTTCGAGCAATTCTTTAGACCGTAGGGCATTTCCTGTATTCTTTTAATGTCTGAAAATCCTGCTTCATAACAGGCTTTCGCCAGAGATGCGAAGGTAAAACTGGTGTAGTGATAGGCCAAGTCATACCCCTGATCGCCATAAAGCAGATTCCGCACAAAATCAACCATCCCATGGCTCTTGTATAGATTCACCATCTTGTCGAAATCAGGAACGGAGACGTAACACTTTCCACCGTTCTTAAGGACCCTTCGCCATTCCTTCAGGACATCGACAGTCTTGGTATGCGAAAAATGCTCCAAAATATGACTGGCATAGATCTCTCGCGCGCTGGACGACGCAACGCTTTTTAAGTCGGAGGCATCTTCCACTATGTCGGTGTCAGGGCCTACTCTTAGATCCACATTGAGAAATCCTGGAATACGGGCACTTTTAGACCCATGCCCCGTGCTTCCGATATGGAGTTTCAATTCTTTTTCAATCGTTTGCGTCATAAAGTGTGCCGGGTGGATTTTCGCCACCCGGACTTTGGAGCTAGTAGTTTTTACGCAAGGACCTCGTGCGCGAAACCAATCCGACCAGCAGACGGGTTAAGAGCCGCAGCAGCTGCGTAGATTTTGTAAGTCACGCTTGTGAACTGATTGAACGGGTCCGATTTGTCTGGACCACGCGCAATAAGTGTTTCCACGGTTCCGTTTAAGGTCGTCAAGCCAAAAGCCTGTTGACCAAACACGAACACCATGTTTACGGAATGAGCCGCAACCGCATACCGAGGAGCTTCCGTCGAAGTCACGAACCGGATGCCTTCAACCATGCCCGTCTCTCCTCGATAAAACGTCTCTTTGGAGTTCTGGTACATGTTGAAGTTTATCCATGTCGGATCGCGGCGTAACCCATGCAGAGCATTCGGGTGCGTATAGCCGACGAAGTTTCCGTCAGCCATTGGCCGAGCATTCTGGGAACGCAGAGCAGTCGCGAGCTTGCGGAGCAAGTTCACGCCACACTGAGCCGAGATAGACGGTGCGCTTTTGTTCACAGCCGACATCCGAGTCGTGGATGCCCCAAACACGGCAGGAAACTGAAACAAGCTGTTCGAGCTGTTATTGTTCCCGGTGACAAGAGACATTGCCGACACTCTGGACGACATGAGAGCCGACAGGATTGCGGTCGTCGAGAGGTTATTCACATAGTTCGACTTGTAAATACCAGTCTGGCAGATACGTTCAACGGTTTTAGCCGCAGAATCAGCCAGGATATCCATCGACCCGTTAACCACATTAAAGATCGCAGTAACCTGGAAGAGGTCCGTCAGTCTATGTCCACGTCCGTATCCGACAATGGTCGCCGTCACTCTGCGAGACGAGAGGGCTACCAGGTCGTTTTTCGATCCTTCGCCTAGCGTCGAGGACGCTGCACCGAGGGATCGCCAGCCGTTCCATGAAGCGGTTTTGCCCGTCCGAAGAGGAATTTCATCCCGTTGTGCGAATTCGACGAGCTTCACCTGTGGTTCCAATCGCACAAGAAGCTTGCGCGAGAACCACGACTGCATTAAGTTGTCGTTTGTCGTTGAAGTCGAGTTTGCGTCAGCCATTTAAGTACTCTGTTTGCACATTAATTTGTCAGCAGACGGTCCAAATCATCAGCCTTTTCCCTGCAAAAAAGCGCGAATTGCTTCGTCGCCCAAGGCTTCCTGTTTGCGGTCTCTTAGGTCCAGTTTGTCCAGGTTGCCGATCACGTTTTGCGGGGTCTGCGCTGATGTCGACGGGGTGGAAGGTGGTGTGCCGCCGCCTAAAACAGGCGTCAGCATTCTGCTTGGCTGTGCGTGAACCGTTCCCGGTTCGCCAAGTCGCAATTCTTCCTTAACCTCTAACCAGGCAGCTTTATGAGGATTCTTCAGTTTCCAGAGGTCCGGATCACTCACCAGCTTGTCGTTAATCGCCTTAAACACTTCTGGATTAAGAACACGAGCGTCCTTCTGTGCAAGGGCTGCAATATTGGAACGAACGGAGTCTTCTTTTTCCTTCCTAAAGACAGGCTCCATGCGCTTTTCGATTGCAACTTCGATCAATCGGCTGGTGGTAAGGACTGGATCGGAATTATAATCTTGCCTAATCGCCGCTTCCAGTTCCGCATCCGTCATATTTGAGGGATGGGTCTCCTGAATGACAGGTGCCGTAGCCGCCAGTTTCTGCGGATTTGGCATATTCCGGAACTTCGATTCTTTCTCCCGGTATTCCGCCAGATAATCCTCTACCGATTTAACCGCCTCTTCCTTCTTCTGAATGGCCTCATCAAGTTGCCTGGTTGAAGCTGTTATTTTCTCGACGTCTACTACCCCGTCTGGGGTTAAGAACTTCTGCGGTACATCTAATTTTGGCTGTTCCTGAACAACAACCGGAGTTTGAAAAGAATCTAAATCCGACAACTTTGCAGACATCGGATCTTGCCCGTTTTTCTCTGCGTTCGCTAGCGCCTGGCGTACAGCGTCGTCGCTCAATTCGGGATCAAGCCCAGACAATATGCTGACAGGTTGTGCCTGTGAACTGGTAACAGGAACGGGCTTCTCTACAAGCTGTGGGGCGTCAATAATATCCATACTATTCTCCTTGGTTCGCCCGTCTCCGGGTTATGAACCGCTTCATTCTCGTGCAGGGCTACGCCGTCACCCGGTCAAGATCAACTACTGATCTTTTCGGCTGATTGGGGCGTATCTCCTGCGTAACTATTCTCTTAGCACTGAGTACGAACTGCAAAATGTCCTGATACGCCTTGCGTCTGGCGCATAAATCCTGTAATCCCATGTCCGTCGATGTCAGCAGACGCCGATCCACTTCCAAGTGGATGTTTTTCAGTTCTTGCTGCATATGCAGAAGCCACATAGCCCGAATTCCTGGATCGTTAAAAGCTTCTGAAACAGCATCCATTGAAATATCCTCAATGGACTGCACATCGAAAATTTCACTTAACCACGCCTTCACCTTTTTCATGAGATCACCGGTTGTCTATTCACAGGATTGGGCGGTAGGAATGCTGGCTGATTGCCATTTGGACCACCCTTTGCACCTGGAATGTCCTTTTTATTGGGCTGGCCGGGACCTTGTGGTGGGCCACCTTCTCCCGGCATTCCAGGGGGCATCATGGGCATGGGCATGGGCATAACCATCTTTTCGGCGTCGTCATTGCCCTGAAGCTGTGCAGAGTATTTGGCCGCTTCCGTCAGGTTCACAACCGGCTTAAACACCTTCGTCCAGTCCATGAACTGCGCGTTTTTGATGACCTTGTTCTCCAAAGTAAATATCCCCATGGGTTTAAACCGATAAGACCGTGCCAACTCTTCCGGAGGAACGAAAGCGAATGCCATAAAGCGCGGAACGGTAATAGGAGGTGCGCCCGGGAACGGAGGCGGCGCAATTTCGACAGGCGCGTCGCCCAGGATGGGCTTTAAATCCTCAGGAGTCAGGTTCTGGTAAACCAGTCCGTAGATCCGATCTGCCAGCCGCATCATGAAAGAGTCTTCGTAAACCATCCCGTAAGCAGCAGAACGCTCATTGGACATCTGTTTTAAGAGTTCCATACCGCCCAATGTCTGGTTGGTGTCCTTCACTAAACCAGAAGATCCAAGCGTAACGCGGTTCACTCCTGTCTTTTCCTGCACCATTCGTTCAATATTGAACCGATGCTCGAACCATGATCTGCTAAGGTCCGGAAATTCAACGGGCATCAAGGCTTTCCGGACATCTTCGACATTGCCTTTAAGACGGATGAGTGCGCCTGGCTTTGAAACAAGATCCTGATCGGGATTAACCAGCGCAGTTTCGATAACAGCGATCATCTTGTTCATGATGAGATTCATGTTGTCGATTCCGAGATTGCCAGACTCGTTAATCTCGTCCTGATCGTCAAAGAGGGTTTCGGGTACTCCCTTCCCATAGGTTTCGCCTGTGCGAATGTAATCCATTGGGATAATCGGGTTTTCGCCGTCAAATTCGGCGTTAACGTCTGAGGACAAAAGAGCAATCCCTGAGGCCACGAGGACTTTAGCGGGTACCAACTCTTCCGCATCATCCCCATCCTCAATATCAAACTGAATCCACTTGCGCGGAATTGCGTTGTGCATCTCCCAGACCGTATGGCGTTTTTCAAACTTAGCCAGTTCTCGGTGAACGTCGGAGTAGCCTCGCGCCTGTTTAATGTCTTGAATATCCTGCTCAAATCGTTCGCCCTCTTCGACGTTATGCAGCTGGTCCTTCACGTCATAGAACCGACCGGCTTTGATCTCTTTACAGATCGTGCCGTAGGTGATCTTGTCTCGGTGGATCACCTTATCCCAAGTGGTCGTGTTGGGTTCAGGGAAAATGTCTCGAATATGGACCCATTTGGCACAGAGATTGTTTTTAAGGAGGACCTGGACGGGCTGCATTTCAAATCCGGTGATTCCCGGCTGAGGCATGGGAACCATTCCCATCAAGGCTTCCTCTGGGGCCCCCAGGACAACCTGCTCCGGGGATTGCTCCATTGGAATGCGACGGATTCGGACATCCTCGACCCGTTCCCAATACACTTTCACGAATCCCTTGCCGTATTTGACGGATTCTTTTAAAGCGTCATAGAAAGCCAACTTGAATCCTGATTTGCGAAGCTGGTAATCAATGACATCTTGAATCAACCTCGCCTGTAGCTCGTCTCCGGCAGGCCCCGCCGCAGTCTGAATCGGAGGGTTAGGAGCCATCATTGTTTTGTAGATCTGAGAGCAAATGATTTCGACGTTCTGAAATGTGATGTCGATGAACATGGTCGACTGCCAGGGTTCCTTTTGAGCGGCGCGAGTAGGGTCATAAATTCCGTGGAAATTGCGGTCGCAGCGGTTCCATCGTTCATGGAAACGAGTCGAACGCCAATCCCAGGATTTGCGGTAGAAATTCTGAACGTAGCTCAGAAGTTCCTGCTTGCGCTGCTCAATCAGATCTGGTCTAGGCATTAAGTACTCCGGATGTGTTTCAAGCAGACAGAGGTCTGCCCTTGCGCTATGGGATTGCCACAATCACAGAGGCCCTGACGAGACTGGATCACTGGCTTTTCCGGTTGGACCGCAGTCGCAACCGGTTTTTTAACAGGCTTTGCTTTAAGAACCACTGTTACTTTTTCGCTTTTTTTGACTTCGCTTTTTTTTTCATTTAGTTCCCCTCCGGTGGTTTGTGTTCGCCGCGTTTTTGCTGTGTGGTTTTGAGTGGATCGCCGCTTGGCTTCTGCTCATCTCCTTGAGTATCCCCAGAGGAAGGCGATGCCTGGTACTTCCCTTCTGGCAGGTGATGTCCGTCTTCTTTCATCTGGCTTGTGCGTAGGTCTTCCATGTTGTTTTGTTCTCCATTTCGTCCGACAGTGACGGACTGTTTAAGCGGATTTGATTCGTCCGTTAGTTGTTCATCAAAGCCATTGCCTTCCGGCAATTCATCAATGTTTTGCTGTGAGACCTGCCCGTTGTTTCGTAACGTCGGTTTGTAATCGCTCATATGTCCCCCTAGATAAATCCTCGGGATCTATCGAACGCCAGACATGGCTGGCAGTACGAACACCCTTTAAACAGCACGTTCGCTCTCTCAGAGCAGCGCACACACTGAAAAATCTGAATAAGCACCGGATCAGACTTCACCACATGGTCAGGTGGTGGAACTTCAATAGGGATCTGTTTCTGGAATGGTTTCATGCGGCCTGCTTATCTGCGTGGCGTCTGTCTAATTTTGCCCACATAGAGTTCAGAGACTTATTCGGTGCTTCATGGATAGCCTTTTGACCAACTGAGAAAAGTGGGCGTGAATCGCGGTAACTGGTATCGCGCATTGAGCGTTTCCCGGTATTTGGTTGGGCCATCTCGGGAGAAAAGCAATCCGCAAGGGCGTCAATCAAGTCGTCGTGGGAATGAGAGTCGTCCATCCGGAATTCATAGATCTGGCGAAGGAAGTCCGTCATGTTCTTATGCAGATGAACAGAACGAGCTTCCCACCGGGGAACAAGGCCGCCAATGCGGGACTTGTCCGTCTTGGACTTGGTGTCTTTGATCTCGACGTACTTAAAGTCCCACTGGTTTTCGCGCACACGTCTTTCGTTGAACGTAAAGCTGATCGCGTCACCCTTGCGCCGCTTGATCCCCACCGCGTCGGGGTTCCAGGCGCGGATGTGCTTAAACAGTTCATCCACGATCAGGCCGGGGTTCTCACGCCGGATAGCGGTCGCCGCCAGGACATAGCCATGGTTCCCATGGGTAATGCCTGTCGTGACAATGGCAGTCGCGTCGCCGTCCCCTTCGCTGTAGGCAGGGTCGCAGACGGTTGAGACATGCATCATCCGTTCGCGGGGAGGTGCAACGTCATAAAGCGTTTCGTATTCGCGTTTAAAGGGTTGGGTGGAAGGATCTATTCGCTGAAGCAGGAACTCACGCGCGAAGTTCAGGCTTCCCATCTCCTGGCGGCGCATGTTTAGAGTTTCCAGATCAAAGAGTCGTGGGCAAAGCGGTGTTCCGTCTTGGCTAATAGCCGGCTTCTTCCAGTGGAAGTAAACGGGATTGGTTTCGAGCTTTTCCAGCAGATCGCCAAAACCGACCGGCGTACCAATGACATGCATCCGGGTATCTTTGATGGCCATCCCGGTAATAATCCCGAACCAGGCCCGCTCCTGATCCTCGGGACTCATCCCGCCCATGTCCTTTAAAACGTCGTCTCCGATGATCCGCTTGGGGTGGAGTCCTCGGGAAGATGTACCAAACCCAAGGCCCGAGATCGTTCCCATGTTATTCGGAAACTCCAACATGTCGGAGCCCCAGATTTCTTTGGTGGAAGGCCGGATCTCGGACAGAAAGGGGTTTGTTTCGACTTCGTTCTTAATGATCCGGATCAGTTCCCGGACTTGACCTTCTGAGTAGGAGACTAAAAGGACTGAGGCGCGCCCCCGGATCACGTCCCACAAGGGCACGGCGTAGCTCCAAAACACGGATTTGCCATGCCCACGCGGGGACTGGATATCCGAGCGTTTCTGGTCCAGGACGATTTTGTACCAGTCGTCATAATGGGGCAACCATTCGAGCGGCGTCCCGTGCTTAGGATCACGCAGGAACTTGACCATGAAATATTTAAGCGAGGTCTGCGCCAATAGCCACGGGCTAACCTTAGGCTGTGACATGAACCCGCCTTGGTGTGCCGCAGACTTCACGCAGGGATTCGCCTAGATGGCTGATATCGTCATGGGTTAAAAGCTGGTGACAGCCAACGTAAAAGCCTCGGGTGGTCGATTCGTAGGCCACAGGGTAATTCTTGGCAATGTTCCCAAACAGGTCTTTATAGACCGGCTGTGTTAAAAGTGGCATTAAGGGGCGAGTCTCAATGCCGCGCTTTTCCAGTTCCAGGCATACCGAGTCCCGGTTAAGCGATGGGTCTTTCAAAACAAGCGGATACATCATCCAAGCGCGGGTGCGGTTGATGACGGGAGTCTCGGGGAGCTTGAGGGAGCCGTCTACCCCATTCCAGAAAAGCGGATAGAGTTCCATGGTGATTCGTTCGGCGTTGGCCTGTCTGCGCTGGATAATGCTCGGGAGCTTCTTCAATTGAGCTAATCCCACAGCCGCTTCAAACTCGGAAACCCGGCTGGAATAACCCACCCGGTGGTACAGGAACCGCTTCTGGATCATCTCTTCGGGGTCTAAATCCCCGGACATCCGGGAATAATCCCCCAGAAAATAAGGATCGCGACCGTGGTTAGCGTAAGAACGCATGATTTCCGCGTATTGGGAATTATTAGTGATTGCGATCCCGCCGACTCCGGTCACGATTAAATGGCAGCTATAAGTGGAAAAGCAGGAAATGTCCCCGAATGTCCCGACCTTCTTGTCCCGGCCAAACCCGACATTGCCTTCTGAAGCCCCAACGTAGCGAATCCCCATGGTTTCACAGGAATCCTCAATGAGTTTAATGCCCCGGTCCTGAAGGGCACGAGCAAAGAGATAGTAGTCGGCCATGTTCCCAAACAAATTGACGCCCATAACAGCGACCGTCTTATAAGTAATGGCCGCTTCAATCTTCTCGGGATCAATGCAGTAGTCGCGCGGGGAGACATCTACGAAAACGGGTTTTAGTCCAGCCTGAAGGATCACGTTAACGGAAGCCACAAAGGTCATGGCAGGGACAATAACCTCGGAACCTTCAACCCAGCCGTGAACCTCTTTTAAGGTAAGCAGAGCAATGCGTAGAGCGTCAGTGCCAGAATTAACCATGACGCCATGCTTAGAATCATGGAGTTGCGCAAACCGGCTTTCAAAGGCTTTGACCTTTGGACCCGGACTAAGCCAGCCCGAATCCAGCACAGACAGCACCTGTTCTTTCTCATCCTCACCCAGTTCTGCGCAACCAACCGCTACTTTCCAGTTCACGCCGCATCCTCAGCTTCCACCGCAATAGCATCGGCAAAGGACCGCAACTTGGCTTCCTGCTCAGCTGAAATGGATGGCATATTGAAAACGTTGGTCTGGATATTGACGGTCGCTTGCGTCTTATACGCCCCCTGCATCTTGGCCAGTTCTTTAAGGGAGTCTCTTTCAGACTCTTCCAGCTTTCCCCCATCTAAAATATTCTCCACGTGCTTCGCGGTGATCCAGGTGGTCGAGGGAATATCAGCCAGAGCCCTTACGCGCTCCTCTTCATCCTTAAAAACAGCCAGCTTCGTAATCAACCGCTTGGCCTGGTCATGCGAAAGCCCAGACTTCTTTAAAGCCTCGTCTTCATTCCAGCCGCTTTCACGATAGACCTTCAGAAACGCCAGGTCAGTCAGCTTCAATTTCTTTAAATGAATGCGGATGTCGAACGTCTCTGGGGTAAGCGGAACACCTTCATCGTCAAACTTCTGAGGAACATAGTAGTCATTGCCCACCCGGGCAATCTTGCGGGAGGCGTCAGACACTTCTAGTTCGAGGAGCTTGTCCTCAGGGTTCTGCGACATAGTGAAACGGAACCTTTCGGATCCGCTTCAGTCTGTAAGGGCCACCAAACAGAAATAGGCCAGTTAAACAAACTGAATAAATTCAGGTTGTTCGGTGGCCCATCACATTAATAATACGCCAAATCCCCGTTTCGTCAAGTGGGCACTGAGAATTACCCCCGCTCGTCGTCAATGAACCAATCACCAAAACAGAACTCGGGCTGTAATCACTTGGTCTACTAGAATATTTTCTTTTTTTATACTGGAATATTTTCTTTTTTTATTGGAAAATTTTCTTTTTTTTACCGGAAAATTTTCTTGGAGGGGTAGTATAAACATATCCTTTAAAAAACTTTACGATTGACTTTCTCGGGCGCTGTTCACATTGTTCCAGTGTTGCAATTCTCTTGCATTAATCATCATCACTGGGTCCTTTGGTACTCCTGAGTTTTATCTAAACGTGTTGAGTATCAACGATTTTAGATGATTGTTGTTGATAACCTAAATTATGTTTCATTTTTATTTGCTCTAGAACTAGCATCGTTTAAATGATCAGTGATTTGTGAGTAACTATCGGCTCTGTTTGAATTTTCGGTTCAATTCTGCTTGCTTCCAGCCCGATATTTATTTTCTTGCGTTCCCATTTGTCGCACCATCGACATCTTCTAATCATATA